ATAAACTCCGCCACTTTAAAGGTACCGGGTTATGGAACAAACTCTTGCCCACGGTATTGGAGAAGATCGGTCCGAGCGTGGCCCGTACGATGGAAAAGAACGTTGGGGCAGCAGAGCGGCTGGCAATGCAGCATTTTGTGAAGATGGCGGAGAAGGTAGGCTCCCTTCTCAATCACGTTCGCAGGGGCGGGTCAGGAGATAAAGTTACTGGTGCCACCGCCCTCATGAACTACATAGACCCAGTCGCACAGCGGGCATTTTGGCGGGCCTTGAACCTACGTCCTCCGCGCCAGTTGGAGAAACTACTTAAAGAGTGAAAATGTGAGCACGTTTAAGATTCAAGTCCGCCCGTCTTTCCGGGTTAACAAGGACTTTCATTAAGTTACGTTTGGGATACACAACGCAGACTATATACTCCGCGCCGTGTTCTTTAGCGTGCGCGGTGCCTGCCCAAAACTTCTTAAGCATATTAGCTTTTGTCCAGTTAAACGTGTATTCGCTTTTCACCTCCACTACCAATCTTCTGCCTTCCTTTACGGCTTTGGCATCTGGAAAGTATAGTCTGGGCTTGTCACTTACGTACTCGATGCCTTTAAAAGACGTGAATAACTTCCACCCCCGCTTAGCCAAATAACGAAGAACTAGTTCCTCGTAACCTTGGCAGAAGTGAGTTTTCCCGCTAATGACTATCTTCTTCCCGCGAAATACCTTGTGTCTTACTTTTTCCATGTGTATAGCATGAGCTACCCCGTATCTCTCTAGCATGGTGTTTTCTTTCTTCTTATGAATCTTTTTCCCTTTAGCAGCGTACGCTTGCTGGACCCCTCTTCTCTGTTTTTCCTGTATATAGGATACCTCCATAGGGTTAGCCGTACCGTACCTTCGGAGATTTGTTGCTACTATTCGTTCCCGTATAGCTTTTTTCTCTTTAGGAGAGATCGCTGCATTTCTAATCTTCGCCCGCTCGGAATACTCTTTTGTTTGCGTGTAGTTAGGAACTCCGTACCTTTTGAGCATAGTTTTCTCTATAGCGGCCTGACGTGCTACTTTCTTTTCTTGGGACTCCTCCCGTCTAGTTCTTGATATACGAGGACCCGCCTTATTTTTATGATTCACCTTTCGACAAGCTTCGCTGCAGGTTTTCTTGTTGAGTCTGTTTATGCGAGCTCCGCACACAATGCACTTGGGTAACCCGTCGTAAGCTAGCCCCAACATAACTGCCTGTTGAAAGTGCCCACCAAATTTAGGAGGCATCCCAAATTCCTCCCCTACTTTGGTTACCCAGTATCCTAAACCAGCGTCCTTGAGTTCCTTAGCTATATACCTTATACGTTTTTCCTCAATATTTTTCCTTATTAGCAACTGGACTTTTTTAGGGAACTTTTGTTTGGCTCGCCACTGCTGCACTTTTTTATATATAGCCAGTGCTTTTCGGTTTTTCCTATCATTTGTTGTCATTAACATATCTCCGAAGGACTATACAATGAAATTGTTTGCCGTGTCTGCGCCTGCGCAGTTAACTTTTTTTACGCATAGACCCGGCCGCCCAGTTGGTGTTCTTCCGGGCTCTGAATCTGCGCCCTCCCCGGCAGTTGGAGAAGATGTTGAAGGATAACCGATGAAAATCATATTTCTGGATATAGACGGGGTGCTGAACTCCTCATCCTCCTGCTTAGCCCTTGGCGGATATCCACAGGCCAGGTCATATCCAGGAGGAGGTCACTGGGAGCTGTTTGATCCCATAGCGTGTGCGGTTCTACGCAAGATTGTCGGTACAACTGGGGCTAACTGCGTATTATCCTCTACCTGGAGGAGTATGGGCGCAGTGTATGTGGCTCAGCTGGCCCAACACTTGAGGGTTCCAATAGTGGGGGTTACCAGATGTGACAAGGGCGATGAGCCGCGAGGCGAGCAAATAGATGACTGGCTAGTTGAACATCCTGAGGTTTCTAGGTACATAATTATCGACGACAATTCCGATATGTTACCGCATCAGGAGGAATTCTTCGTACACGTTAATGGCGCGTACGGTCTGGGCTATGACCACTTTATAAAATCCGTTAGGCTATTAGGGGAAAACAATGAAGTTAACTGCTAGTCAGTCCACGGGAGTAGGGGCAGGGGCCCTTATCTATTGTAAGAGCACAGGGAAACTTCTACTGGCCTTGCGGTCGGAGAAGTGTGACGCACCCAACACCTGGTGTTGCTTTGGTGGAGGGGTAGAGCGCGGCGAAACCTTGGTCCAAGGGGTTCGCAGGGAGTTCCGGGAGGAATTCGGCGTATCCTTGGACTGCCCGCTTTATCATATCCACATTTCCCACCTAGCGGATAAGCAGGGCAACACCATGTTCACCTACCATAACTTCCTAGGCATAGTGGAAGAACCTTTCTCCGGGACACTCAACGACGAGCACACGGAATGGGGATGGTTTAGTGGTAGTAAACTGCCACAACCTCTACACCCGGAGTTCCGGGAAGCACTTGCCACTACCAGAGCCCAGTTACTATTAACCTCTCTTAAGGGAATCTGATGAACCCGAGTAAGGTACGTATTCTACATAAGGGCACTACGTTGAATGGCCCGGCTACGCTGGTGGCCCCCGTAGTAGACGAGGAGTTTGAGGATGCCTCTCTAGAGTTACCCGCAGGGTGGTGTTTGATAAAGTCTAAGTCATCTAGACTGTTTAGGCCCAGGCAGCAGTCACTGCCATCGGTCAAAGTTCATTATTATCCACTGATGGTGGATGTAGATTATCGGCAAGGGAAGGAAGTCACATCGAAGAGGATTAAGTGCAGGTCCATTGCGGACCTAATTCGAGTGACCAGAGACCAGCTGTACGAGTGGTCATAGACAGACTACAGGTGAATAAATGAGAAAAGGGAACCATAATCAAATATGGTTCCCTTTTTTCTTTTTTACTGCTCAGCGGCCATGCGGGTTACGAACTTTCAGTAGGGCCTTGGCTGCCGGAGTTTTCATGTTCCTCAGGGCCTTGCGAATGTAAACCCAAGAAGAACCTTGCGCAAACTCATCTCCTATTGCCAGGGTAAGCATACGATCCTTGTAAGTCAGGGTCACCATCCCTTTGACCCCCAGTTTCTTGACCTGCGGGTTGGTGGCCTTCCAGATCAGTGTACCTTGACCGCCACCCAGGTCCTTCTGCTTGTCCCACTGGCCGAAGACCGTGGATACCACGCCAGTAGCAAGGTCCAGTTGTTTGGGGGTGGCTGCCAGAATACGTTGTGCAAATTGATTCATGATTTTCCTCGTTGATTTGAATGCCGTACACTTACTTTATTGTACAACGTTCGCTACTAATTAGTAAGGTGGGGGTTGTTATCTTACAACCCCCTTCCCCTTACATCGCTGCGGTTTCGTTCACAGCCTTGATTAGCTCGTCCGCGTACTCCGGGGCGTAGCTGAACAGAGTGCGCCAGTAATCAGCAGCACGAGCCTTCTCCTCGCTCGTCATTACCCGCGCTTTGATTTGGGCGTGGAGCTCCCGGTCAATGGTAACGGGATAGACCCCGGCGATCATCTCATTGCGAACCACTGTTCTGTTACCCGTTGACGCAGCAATAACTTCGCAGGCGCTGTCGTTACTGCGGGTAACAAATCCGTAGTCCATGATGCCTTGGGGTGTGCAGAATGCAGTGAACTCCGCCTTTGCAGCCTTGGCCGTTGTCACCCGACTAATACGAGGCACATCCGAGCGGGACACCACGGAAGCCTCTACCAGTTCTGACAGATCCTCGTGGCCGTGCCGGGCAACATACGGACCGGTGGGACCGGAACGAACTTCCCACAGAGTGCGGTCCTGCTTGTCCATCAGCAAGTTAGACCCCATTACTTTGTAGCGCGCAGTAAGGTCTCCCTTCTTCCCTGCTGTATCCAATTCTCTGGTCTGGCGGTTGGCCCGGATGAATCCGATAGCGGAGTTGGATGTGAGTTTACGGAAGCTCCCTTCCACTGGGGCTGCCAGATACTGAAGTTTGGCGCACAACATTTCTGCCATCTCAGTCTTACTGAGGTTGCCAGTGGTGGCTACGATTACCTTCGCCAGCGTAGGCTTCAGCAGCTTGTAGTCGGTCAGGCTAAGAGTCTTGGTCAAATCCATGGTATTACCTTTTCAGTTGTGAGCCTCTAGGGCAGTGAATGTTTGGCGTAACGCTCTACAATCAAATTGACTTACAGCGTAGATATGTCGATGGAGCTACCCCGATCAGGATCCCTCCCGTTAACGGCAAAGATCCACGAAAGACCCTTCCTTTGATTTACTACGATGCTGAACACCAGATTATGCTTGCGCACAATCTTGAACAAATTTGCCATTTCCCCAGCATCCATATAGGTAAGTTGCTGTAAACGAATGACATATGTGTTATCGTCGATGGTAGCGTACCGGGTCGAGTATGTCCCAAACATAGATTTGGCCCACGCATCCAACTCTCTGCGCCAAGCCAGCGAATCCGCAGCCTCTATCAATACAGGCATGTCTATTCCTTATGATTTAGGAAAGGCCGATGGAATACCCGAAGGCCCACACTACCAACATCAACACGCCCATCTTTTCTTGTACTGCCGTGTGCTCTCTGTCGATAAAGTACAGGAGCAGAGCTCCTAGGGCGTAGGCAATCGAGAAGGTATATGATCCCGCCGCGAGCATCATCGACATACCAGCAATAAAGCACGTTGCCGCTCCGCCGTAGTGGGCAATACGGTCGTAGCCGAAAAACAGCCGAGGCCATGTATCCGTCGCCATCGCCAGCACCAGCCCAACTCCTACAAGGAAGAACGACACGGCCAGCCAAGACCAGCCGATCTGGTAGGCCAGGGTCCACAGGGCAACTGCCAGGAGAGCGAATGCAGAGGATTGCACCACGGCCGTGGCTGTCTTGAAGTAGTGGCTGATCGGGCGACGGGTAAGGTCGTTGCCTACAGAATCCTCGACTTCAACTGCGATGAGGGCGAAGGCAAACACTAGGGTAGCCCAGGTAAGAAACACCATAGTTCGTACTCCAGAAAAAAAATCACAGGGGGAAGTGGTCAGTGTAGCGAAATTCTACGCTAAGCTGCACAAGTTGCGACGAACTCCCATCCAGTTGCACTTCCGACACGTTGGTTGGGAATAGGTTGTTGATCTGAATGGTGCGGACCACCTGGGGAACATCGTTGTACAGTACCAACTGCGCCGTAGTCCAGTATGCACTCGATAGGCCCCCACTATTGTTCCGCCAGGAACGGGCGATCTCTACCCAACGATGAAACTTTTCCGTGGTAGACCAGTCGTGGGTCTCCATAAAAGTAACGTTCATGGAGTGCGTATACGTCCGCCTGCCGGCGTACATGATCTGTACGCCGTGTAAGGGGGCAGCAAGCTCCTCCAATTGCGTCCCCGGCACGTCTGTAGTCATGCACTTGAAGGTCAAATCCCTAGAGCTAGCGGACCCTGGGATGATAGGCAAAAACAAGTCAAAATTCCACGCTTGTGCGGGATCACCAACGCTCAGCACATCGGTAAGGCTTGTACGAGCCATGTTGCTACTCCTTAGCTGTAACTGTTATTTCCAAAACCGCCACCTTATGATCGCAAAGGCGAAGGCACTCAATTCCGATTTTGTATTTGCCCGTAAGAGCCGGGCCCCCTTGTGGATAATCCCTTTCCGTCAACGCTGGTATAATCTCCTGCGCAGCTTGCAGCTCCCCTGAGTTCATATCAAACGGCGGGGCCACATACTTATCAGCTTCTAACGTCAAGCGAGTACGTATATTCTGCGGTACCCCTTCTACTGTCCTCCAGTACAAGTAGAACTGGTAGGAGCTTAACACGTTGGTTCCTCTGGGCGTACTTATTGATACTGCTACGGCCCACGCATTCCCTTGGGTGTCTGTTCTCGGGATCGTATACTCCAGCCCATTCATTGGGATCGTTATTCCCGATCGTCTGTACCTTAGGGACATCCCCATGTTGAGAGTGCCGTCAGTCAGTAGTACAAACGGGTGTCCGGGATTTCCCTTGGACTTAACCATATGTCCCTTACTGTCTGTTGCCTCCTCCGGCAAGGGTTGGTTGTACCGGATGTTCCACGCAATCGGATCTGGCGGACTAGGCAGCGTAGGGATCTTTTCGATCTGCGCGTCCTCCGCAATCTGATCCGGAAGTATGGCTGTATATGCAGCACCGTAGGAGGCGTTGGTAAAGCTTTGATGTTGAGACTCGCTTAGCCCCCGATAGACCTCCCAGTCTTTACCAAAGAACGATGTCTCTGGCGACACCGGTAGCCCTTGCTGCACCATCATTGCTTTGATTGCATCGAAGTTGGACATGATGCCCCCCCGATCATAGGTATAAGGGATCAATAACTATTTGTTGCTTGTAGACATTCTTTACTTCCTGCAGCCAATCTTCAACAAGCTTATCCGGGTTAGCGGCCCCTGAGATTCTAGTACTCTTCCCGTGGGCCTCTAAGGAAATATTGATGCCCATTTTCGCCTTCACTAACTTAAGGGTAAAAGGAACGCCGCCTACTTTAACAGGTACCTTCTTGCTCTTGGCTAGGTCCCGAAGTGTCTTTGTAGATTTTGCTACAACTGGAGACGACATAATACGTTGTGCAAAGTGATTCATTTGGCTTCCTTTTACCCGTTCAGTTATTTCTGCTCAGCTACTAGCCTTCAAGTTCCTCCTCCAGATCAGCCAGTTCGGTTTCCAGATCAGCTGCTGCTTTTTCCAATTTCTTGATGGCCCTAACTAGGCCTAGGCCGTATTCGTTGTCCATTTTCTGGGCGTACGAGATTAGGTCCTTGTTGTCGAGTAGCATAAGCAGCTCAGAACAGAAGGAAAGGAACTCCTCAGGATTTTTGAACTTGGGGTCGATCACTAGGCGCGCTGCCAGCAGGCGATTGGCAAAAGCGTTCATTGCTTCTCCTTAGTAGAAAAAAAGAATTATTCGAGATCTATCTTGATGTATACGCATCAAGCAGGATGGACGTCTTTTCGACCTCGAGTAACTACACTACTTATTTACCCGTAAAGTTGACGTACAGTCTCAGTAAAC